CAAACGCTCACATTACAGCAGGACCTGCGCTATTAGGAGTTCCTACCATTTCTGTGGATGCTGTTTGGAACAGAGAAGGTTACGTAGACGAAACTGTAATGCCTTTTGGTACTATGCTTCCAAAAGTAAAATCAGGATTAGATACAACCGGTGGCAGAGAAGGTATATTCTTCAATATACTACCAAACTTAGAAAAACTTTTTGATGCAAACGGCCAAAGTCAGACTGTTAGTGAGTTTAAAGCTGAAGCTTGGTTGTTAAAGCCAGATTTTAGCAGTGCAGATTATAAGTCTGTGGAAGGAACTGAATACGTAACAGATCCATTAGAAAATATACTTGGATTTGTGTTTAATTTTCCAGGGATTGATACTCCTGCCTGGTACAAACTAAAAGGCACAGACACTAAAATATACAAATTTGTATTTAAATTAACCGCAAAAACATTAATTGGATTCGACTGGCAAGGACAAGAAGCGTGGAGAACCATAACTAAAATTTTCGCGTACAATCATGCATTATCTGGAAATTCTAGTTTTGCTCCTACAACCCAATTTAGTAATAAAGTATTAGATGGCACATGTGTATCATTAGATTGTTCTCAGGTACAAGTACTTTGCGATTCATTACCGGACTGTTAACATGTCAATTCAATTCAGATCAAGAATTTCTGCTCAATACAATCCACCAACTGTAATTGGTCCATTATCTGATGGTTGGTGTTGTGGATTGAACCAACGTACCACAAGAGCTGCATGCGATGCGGCGAATAGTTATTTTATATCCGGAGCATTTGACGGAACAGACTGCCCGTCCTCTGGACTTTGTGTTAGTGGATTGATTGGTGACGTATCAGGTGCTTGTTGCTACTGGACTAAAACCAATGGACTGTACACTCAGGGATGCACTGCAGTAAACTCACAATTAGACTGCATTAATGCAAATCAAGGAGCTGCAGAAAATTTAGGTTATTCTTTCTATCCTGGAGAAACTTGCGTTTTTGATGGTGGCAGCATACAATGTAATTCTGTTTCTATTTCTACCAGTGATGTGTCTGATAATTGCAACCCTAACGATTACACAAACTGCTATAACACAAACAATTCAATAGGAAATTGTTGTACGCAAAACAGTGATGGAACAGTAATCTGTTCTATAACTTCTAAGCAAAATTGTTTTGGTTATTGGTCGGCTCCAAACAAAACCATTCAATCGTGTTCGGATCTTGATCCATGTTCTGGTGTTTATTTTGCAGGACTCAGTGGAGCAGAAACTCCAGCCAGAGCTTCTTTAAGCACGATAATATCTTCCACAAATCCTATAGAAACGTTACCAGCAGTAGGATCATTATATCAAGGTGGTTTATACGTTGGAGTATTTCAACCAGGATCTCCGGTAAATTCCTTGGGCAGTGAAGTATACGGAAACAGAATAACAGGAACTGCTGGAAATTATCGTGCAAGAGGAAATGCTCCTGGCACTAAAGAAAAGTCTTGGTTGCTAATTGCAAGTGTATCAGACTTTACAGATTTTTCGTATAATGTAGAAAATGAACCAACTAGCATACTATCAACTTCAAATTATGATGGTTTACACAATACTTACGACGCAACAATATCTGAAAATAATACACTGTTGTCTCAAGTTAAACAGTATAAGATCAATGGTTTCTCTGACTGGTATCTTCCCAGTCAAGATGAACTAGCACTATACTTTAAAAATATTTCGTTTGGTTACGAAACTTCTGGATTCTTTGGTTTAACTAAAGAACAGTACATGACTTCTACCGTATTCTCTTTGAACGGGGTTCAAGAGTTTGATGGGAAAACTTTTGTGGTTGCTCAAATGGCAAATACTCAAGAAAATTACGGAAAAACAAATATGGTATACAGAGGAAAGACCATAGGTGTAAGATTATTCCGAAGAATTTATTTGGATTCATGATATATAATTGTAGGAGTTTATATTATGGGATGTGGATGCAATAAAAATAAACAAAATAATCCTGAGTTTCGTCAAGAAGGAAATCCAGAACAAGCTAAAACTATTTTGTCCCAAAAAATGGGCATGATTCAAAGTTTTGCTACTGCTTTAACTTCCCGAGGACTTGCTGGCCATAAAGTAAATAAAGCAACCAAGCAATTAAGAGTACTTAGTTGTTTTGGTAATAAACATTTAGGCGGCGAATTACCTCCATGTGAGCACCTAAAGGAAAGTACTACTCCCGGAAAGCACTTCTGTGGTGGTTGCGGTTGTGGTGATAAACCAATGACTTGGTTGACTTCTAACGGCGAAGAGTACAGCAAATTAGACTATCCAAAACTAAATTGCCCTCTAAATATGCCTGGATTTACTAATTATCAACCAAGCAAGCCAGACGAGGCCAATGAACCAATCACAAGACGGTATTATATTGAAAATATTGATTATAATCAAGTTGCGGGCATTCCGGTAACTCTTCCAGAAAACAAACAAGAACCACCAGCAACTCCTCAGTCTTAAATTTCAATTTGCCATAAATACTTTTAAGGAAGTACAATGGCAGCACCAAATTCAAGACAAACCATAATCGAATACGCTTATAGACAATTAGGTTCACCGGTTGTTGATATAAACGTAGACTGGCAACAAGCAGAAGATCGTCTGGATGACGCTTTGCAATACTTTACCGAACGCCATTTTGATGGTGTTGAAAAAGTATTTTTTAAGTATCAATTAACTCAAACTGATATTAATAACAGATACATCAATACTGAAGATATTCTTTCTCCAAACGAAGTAGACGGACCTACTGGCAAAGAAATTGTTTCTATAATTAAGGTAATGCAATTTGGTCCATTCACAAACATTAACATGTTTGATGTGCGATACCAACTAGCACTAACCGACTATTTTGGTATTAACAGAAATCTTAGTGGTGTAAACTCTATGGGTCTTGCTTCATACGACTCAACAAAACGATATATTCAGTTAATTCAGGATATGTTTCAACCAGAAAAAACTGTAGTATTCAGTAAGGTAACCAACAGATTGTACTTAGAAATGAATTGGGGCCAAGAAACAAAAGTTGGTGATTTTATTTGTATCTGGGCGTACGCCGCACTTAATCCAGAAAAATACACCGAGATGTTTAATGATCGTTACCTTAAACGATATTTAACCGCTTTAATCAAGCGTCAATGGGGCGCAAACATGGCTAAGTTTGATGGTGTGGCATTACCAGGTGGTGTTGTTATGCGTGGTGGACAGATGTACATGGAAGCCATCAATGAAATAGCAGCAATAGAACAACAGATGCAAAACGAATACGAACTGCCAGTAAACTTTATGACAGGCTAAAATGGCAACTAATCCATATTTCAAAGATTATTCTGGTGAGCAAGACATTACAGAAGATCTAACCATCGAAATCATTAAAACGATGGGTAGAGAAATGTATTACATTCCTAGAAATATCGTTGAGCTGGATAAAATTTTTGGTGAAGGAAAACGAGTTAATTACAAAGATTCAGTTCCTATTGAAATGTATATTGATTCTGTTTCTGGTTTTCAAGGACAAGGTGATATAGCCAGTAAATTTGGTATTGAAATTAAAGATAATATATTCTTGACTCTTTCAAAGAAAAGATTTATACAAGAAATACAAACTCGCTTTCCAACAATAACAAGACCCAGAGAAGGTGATCTTGTTTATTTTCCTCTTTCTAAATCTGTATTTGAAATTAACTTTGTAGAGCATGAAAATCCTTTTTATCAATTAGGAAAATTATACTCTTATCGTTTAACTTGTGAGCTGTTCACCTATGATCAAGAAGGAGTTACTACAGGAACCACAGATATTGATGCAATTCAACCAGAAAATCGGCAATACACTTATAGATTTGTTACAGGCAATGATATCACTGGAATAACAGCAAACAATTATTATGCTGGAGAATTTGTTTATCAAGTTGCTGGTCTTACTGGCAATAATGCACTACAAGAAAATGCAACTGGTTCTGGTGTAGTTGCATCCAAGCCAGCAGGATTGACTGGCGAAGTAGAGCTAATCAATATAACAGGAAACATTGTTACTGGTAGCACTCTAAAGGGCGTAGGCAGTGGCCTAGAGTGTTATGTACTAAGTAGTCAGGGTCAAACCACAAATATTGTATTGAATAATAGCGAAGACAAGACCCCCGCTGGAGATAACGACGAAATCGAAACAGAAGCAACTAAATTAGATTTAATTAATTTTAGCGAAATAGATCCATTTTCTGAGGGCAATTACTAATGTTTTCACATTTTAAAAACGATTCAATAAGAAAATTAGTAATTGGTTTTGGTACTTTGTTTAACGGCATTCAGTTGGAACAAAAAGATGAAAACAATAATGAACGATTATTTACTGTTCCTCTTTCTTATGCAAATAAAGAAAAATTTGTAAAACGTTTAACTGAACCCAGTTCAATAAGTGATAAAACACGTATTGAAATTTCTTTACCTAGAATGTCGTTTGAGCTTTTAGGTTTTGTTTATGATCCAACAAGAAGATTAAATAAAACAAACAAAAAAGTTTGCACATCTGGAAATAATGCAACATATACTTATTCTGAAGTGCCGTATAATTTCGTGTTTGGATTTAATGTTTTTACAAGAAATTTAGAAGAAAATTTTCAAATAATGGAACAAATATTACCATATTTTGGACCAGAGTTTGTAATTTCTTTAAACATGAATTCTATGCAACAGGGAGTAAAAATTCCTATTTCTTTGAATACAACCACACTAACACAAGAATACGAAGGCGATTTCAGCACAAGACGGTTTATTGTGAGTTCTTATCAATTTATTGCAAAATCGTATGTTTATAGCGAAATTAAGAGTAATATTCCTGCGATTGATACTGTCGATTATCAAGCTTTGAATTTAAATCTAGCAGGAATAACTTACGATACGATTAATATATCTTAATAAATAATCATATGGAATCTTCTGATATTATATCAAAAACTCTAGGAATAGAGTTTAATGCGCCTGAACCTATAAAAATAATAAAACCAGAAACTGGTATAGCTGGTACTAGTTTAGATGTAGACTTTAATTACGTTCGAGA